GAGCAGCCGCAGATCCGGTTCGCCGTGGCTGACGAGCCGCAGGAGGTCGAGCGAGCCGAGGCACCCTACGCCAAGGCTGGGAGGCGACGCCGTGCGGGCAAGTAGCAACTACCGGTCGCTCATCGTGGCGACCGCGAGCGGGACGGGTGACCGGCCCGTGTCGGTGGCCGAGGCCAAGGAGCATCTGCGGATCGTCGACATGACGACCGACGATGACTACATCGGCATGCTGATCGACACGGCGACCGCCTGGTGCGAGGACTACTGCGACCGCACCTTCGCCCACAAACATTACACCGTGGCGTTCGATGATTTCCCAAGCCTCCGCATCGCGCTTCCGCGCCCGCCGGTGCAGCTGGCTTCGGTTGCCACGAACGCCACGGTGACTATTTCCTACGTGGACCAAGGTGGCACCACGCAGACACTCACGTGGGCGCAGTCTGGAACGCAGCAGTTCCGCCTAGACCGCGACCACGTTCCTGCACTCGTGTATCCGCTGTACCTTGAGAACTGGCCCAACGTGCGGCTGGACGACAAGGCCGTTCAGGTGACATACCTCGCCGGCTACGGTGGAGCGGCGAACGTGCCGACGCCGGCGAAGCATGCGATCAAGATGTTGGTGGGTCACTGGTACGCGAACCGGGAGTCAGTCCTCGTCGGCAGCATCTCCAAGGAACTTGAGTTCGCCGTATCGGCCCTGCTGGCCAACCTCCGGTGGAGGCAATACGCATGAGCATTGAGGGACGGATCGCGATCGACGTGGGCTTCACGGATTCGGCGACGAGCACAGCGGTGCAGATCGTCCAGCGGATTTCGCTGACGAGCACGGACGCCTACACGGCTGGCAAGGTAGTGGTTGTCGCTGGCACCTGCGGCACGGCCTCTGTGGCGATTGCTGTGGCCCCCAGCACGTACCGGGACGCGGACGGATCGCTCGTCACGCTCGCGACAGTGGACCGGTTCGCCTTCGCTGCCTCGGCTGCGGCCCGCTGTGCTGAGGCGTCCGGGTCGGGGGCGGCGATCAGTTCCGCGAGCCGTGTTGCGTTGTCGGACGCCCGTGGCGGGGGCACGGCGGGCTTCAACGTCTCGGCGTACTCGGGGACGGCGAGCTTTACGCTGGTGGTCGTTGGCACATGAAGACTGGCACGCTCAACCGGCTGGCGACGATCCAGACTCCGACGGAGTCGGCCAACGCCATCGGCGAGCCGATCCTTTCGTGGGCCACGTTCGCTACTCGGTGGGTGGGCATCATGCCGCTGTCGGGATCGGAGAGCGTGTCTGCCATGGCGACCGGCTCCGACGTAACCCACAAGGTGATGCTGCACTACACGCCGGGGCTCAAGGCCAAGATGCGGATCGTCTGCGAAAGCCGCACGTTTGAGATCACCAGTGTTGTCGAGCGAGGCTACCGGGCCGAGCACGAGCTGCTGGTGGCAGAGGTGACGGACTAATGGCTTTCCAAGTCAGCGCAAGTGCGTCGGACATCCAAGACGTTCTCAAGCGTTTTGATGGGCTGCGGATTGGCGTCCAGAAGAAGTACCTAGGGGCGAGCGTCAAGAAGGTCACCAAGCCGTACATCCCCGAGGTGAAAGCCCTGGTTGCCAAGGGTCCGACGGGCAACCTGAAGCGGTCGGTGGGCGTGCTCACGGAAGCCAAGGTTCGCGGCAAGACCCAGACAGCCGTGCTCGGTTTCCGCCGTGGCGACAAGTTCAAGAAGGGCGGGCTTGGGTATCACGCCTGGTGGATCGAAAACGGCGTGAAGGTCCGCAAGCCGAAGAACGCATCCATGTTGCGGGTGCCTATGTCGATGGCCAAGAAGTACCCGTATCTCATGGGCAAGGTGGCTCTGATCGGGGCGGAAGGCGGCGGGGCTGCGTACTTCCCTGAGGTGGCTGCCGTCCCCGGCACGGGCAAGTTCGGCCAGTGGGCGGACAGGACGCTGCCGCGAATCCGCGAGCAACTCGTTGAGGAACTGGGCCGGTCCGTAGACAAGGCCGTGGCCGAGAACGCCCGCCGCGATGCCAAGGGGATGTAATGCCAGCCACGACGTTCATCGACGAATCCCTGCTGCAGCTGCTGTCGGTCTCAGCCGACATCGCAGCGTCCGTCGGCTCGCGGATCTACGCCGTCCAGGCTCCGCAGGGGACGGCGATGCCGTGCCTGGTGATCGACCGCCAGGACGCCAGCCGTGGGCCGTACATGCACATGACCGGCATGACCGGGATCACGCGGACGACGTACACGGTGTCGTGTATTTCGACCCGTCTGGTGGACTGCCGCAACCTCGGGCGAGCGGTCAGGGCAGCCTTACAATTCAAGCGGACGGCGGCGGTTCGGCTCGTTACGGTCAAGGACGAAAACGACCAGCAAGAGCCTGCCAACCCCGGCGACCAGACGCCAATCTACCGGACGGACCTGACAGTCGAGATCACCCACTCGGAGAGTTGAACATGGCTGCTGACATCGGACAGGGCACCTACGTTTCGTTCGGCACCGCACTGCACACCGCGACCGGCTACAAGATTACCGGCGTCAACCACAACGGCATTGCGAGGGCCGTGGCCGATGCGACGCACATGCTGTCGTCGGTCAAGGAGTTCGTGGCCTCGAGCATCTACGACCCCGGCGAAGTCTCGGTCGAGGTGCTGCACGACCCTGCCGTGAAGCCCGTCGCCGACATGGCGAACGTCGCCACCAACCAGGTGGTGAGCGTGTACTGGGCCAACGGTGGCACGGCCGTGACGCTGTGGTCGGCGTTCGGCTACATGACCGGTTACGAGGCTGGTGCCCAGATGGAAGACATGCAGTCGGGCTCCGTGACGATCAAGCTGTCGGGTGCCCTTGGTTGATTGGTATGACGCAGGGAGGCGCGCATGGCTCTGAGTCGTGATGAGTTCTTCAAGCGGAAGCGTCCGCTGCCGAAGGTGAAGGTGCCGGTGCCTGAGCTTGGCGAGGACGCCGAGGTGTGGGTCACCAAGTTCACCAGCCGGATGCGGAACCGTTTTGAGGAGATCGCCACCGGCGGCAAGGTCGGCGGGTCGGTCAACCTGAAGAACGTGTCCGCGAAGGTCGTGGCCCTGTCGTGCGTGGACGACGACGGCAAGCCGCTGTTCACCGAGGTGGACGAAGAGCGAATCGGCGAGTTCGACGCCGACGCCGTGCAGCGGATCGTCGATGCGGTGTTCAAACTCAACGGGCTCGGTGCGAATCCGGTGGAGGAAGCGGCGGGAAAATAGAGCGCCAGCCGGTCCTGCAGTTCCTTTACCGGCTGGCCTTGAAGCTGGGCATCTGGAACGTCGAGGAGCCTGGCGGGCTGGCGGATTCGATGAGCGTCGATCAGTTGTACGCCTGGATGGGCTACTACCAATTGGAACCGTGGGGCGACGAGTGGTTGAGGGACGCGATGGCCATGTCACAGTTCGCGTCCGCCCACCGTTCTAAGGGTTCGCCGCGTCGCAAGCCTGACGACTTCATGCCCGTGCCGAAGCGGGCGCAGACGCCCGAGCAGATCGTGGCGGCCTTCCGTGCGATCGGAGGCGGGTAATGGCGAAGAACTTCGGCCGCGTCAACGTCTCGATCACAGCGTCCACGGGCGGGCTGACTGCCGGTCTGGCGAGCGCTGGCAAGCAGTTGAGCGGCTTCCAGGGGCTGGTAAGCCGGATGACCGGCGGGATGGGCAGCGGCTTCGCCAGTGCCGCGCTAGGGGTTCTCGGGCTTGGCCGCGGAGCGTCTACGGCGGCGGTGGGCGTGGCGATCCTAAGCGGGGCGATGAAGAGCCTACTGATTCCGCTGGGCGTCATCGCTGCCCTCACGGCCCCGTTCGTGGCCATCGGCCAGGCAATGGCCTACGCCGAAGGCGTGCAAAACCTGTCCACGGAACTGGGCGTGGCAGCGGGGCAGTTGCAGGTTCTCCAGCACGCGGCCGGCGAAGTCGGCGTGAGCCAGGAACAACTGACCGGCGGACTGCGTCGCACGGCTCGCATGACGAGCGAACTGGCGTCTGGCACGCCGGCTGCCGTCAAGGCGTTCGAGGGTCTCGGCCTGACGATGCAGGATATGGCGGGTCTCGACACCGCGGCCCAGTTCTCGCTCATCGCTGACCGCATCGCGGCCCTGCCGCCTGAGATGCAGGCCGCAGCGGCGATCGACATCTTCGGCCGGTCTGGGCAGGGGATGCTGAACTTCCTGCGGCAAGGCGGCGACGGCATCCGCGAGATGGACACGCTGCTCACGAACCTTGGCGTGAAGATGAGCGGCGAGCAGACGGCAGCCATTGAAGGGATGGGCGACGCGCTCGGCCGACTGGTCCTGCCGGTCAAGGGGTTCATTCTCCAGTTCACGGCCGGCATTGCGCCGGCGATCACCGCCGTGTCCAATCTAATTGTCGGGTTTTTCTCGGAGAACACGAAGGGCTGGAGTCTGGCATCTAGTGCGGCCGCGGTGTTCACCGGAGTACTGCGTGGCGTGGTGGGTGCATTTACGGTCCTGTATGGCGTGTTTCAGGTGATCTTTGCCATCAACGCCAAACTGAGCCAGGCGTTTAGTGCTGTGTTCTCGGTGATCCTTTCTGGCGTTCAAAGCCTAGCGAGGTCGCTGGCTCAGTTGGCCGAGGCTGCTGGGTTCACGGACCTTGCCGGTTCGCTCGATGCCGGCGCTGCGGGTGCCGCCAAGATGCAGCGAGGCGTGGACAAACTCGGCAAGGAGTACGGGGAGCAAGCGGCCGAAGGCTTTGCCAACGGCATCAACAACATCACCAACCCCTTCGGCGCCTTTGACGCCGCTCTTGCTAAGGCTCAAGCCGATGCTGCCGCCAACGCTGCCAAGGGCGGCAATCCGGGCCAGCCGGGTGCCGGTCCTACCGCCCAGGCTGTCGGTGCTGCGATCCGCGCCTCGAGTCAGGAACTTCGTGCCATCGTCGTCGGCTCGTCCGAGGGGGAAGCGTTTCGCAACAACATCATGCGCGGGGCCGACCCTCGGCTCGACGTGAAGGATGACGCCCGCAAGACGGCCGACAACACAGAGCGGTCGGCTGACGCACTAGAGGACATCGCCGATAGGCTCGACCCGACCGGATTGGCGGTGATCGGCTAATGGCTATCATCGACGTTCGAGAACTGCGGTCCTTCGAGTACGGCGAAACGCTCGGCGACAAGGGCCGAATCACGCTTGCCGGATCCGTGGACCTTCTGGCGTTGCACGACAGCACGCCCGACTTTGGCACGCTGGCTGACGACTCTTCGACGTGGCTCAACCTGGGCAACCAGGCGATCCCGAAGGTCGGCGAAACTCGGCTTGTTGCGGGTGTCATGTTCAAGGTGAAGTCGCGAAAACTGTCCTACTACAAGGGCGACGACGCCGACCGTGCGATCAAGATTGCGGTGACCTACGAGGCTCAAGACGAGTCGGAGCAGCCATCGCCTGAAGATCAAGAGACCGAAACGTGGAAGCGGATTAGCATCTCGACCGAACAGAAGGAATGCCCGCTCACGGACCAGGGCGAGAATGGCGAGTACAACGCTGCCCCAAAGCCGGCAACAAACTCGGCTGGCGACCCGGTGGACGGGCTGACTGAAAATCGCTGCCTTCTGCGGCTGACGTACACCAACACCAAGGTCGTCAGTCCAAACATTGCCGCGTTAACATCCTACGTCAACACGACCAACGAGGTCGCTTTCCTAGGTGCATCGCGGCGGACGATGCTGTGTGTCGGCTACAACGCGGACTTCGACGACAAGGTGGACCAGTGGGTTGTCTCAGTCGATTGGCTGTACGACCCCAAGGGGCATTTCGTTGAGTTCCACGACGCTGGCTTCAATGAGGTTGTCGGCGGCGAGCGGCGGGCGATCCTCGACCTTGCCGGGAATCCAGTTAGCAAGCCGGTGCAGTTAGACGGGTCCGGCACTGCAGTCGCTGCTTCGCTGCTAACGGGCGTTAATGCGTCTTCGTACATATTCACGCGCAAGGCGTATCCGTATGAAGAGAAAGTCCACAGCAACCTGTTTACGGAGGCGGGCATCTAATGGCTGACGAAATCAAAGCTTCGGTCACGCTTCAGTGTGACAACGGCAACTTCTCCGACCGGTTCGCCGCGGCATCGGTCAAGGCCAACCAGACGACGCAGGCGGCGGCGGCCGGCGTGGTGACCATCGGCACCTCAGTGCAGACGCTGTCGCTCGGCATCGTGTCGGCCCCAGGCTACGCGGCGTTCCGCAATTTGGCAACGCAGACGGCCGGCACGCACGCCGTGTTTATCGGCCGCTTCGACGGGACGAACAGCCAGGAAGTGCTCGAGCTTCAGCGTGGCATGGCGGCGGTCCTGCCACTGGCCGAGACGATTACCCTTGGCCTGCGAGCGGTGACGAGCACGCAGTACACGTCGGCCGCTCGGCTGCAGTACCTCGTCCTGTCGAGGTGACCGATGCCGGTCTACGGGTTCAGCGAGGACGACGCCAAGCGTATCGGCCACGCCGTCAAGGTGGTTGAACGTAGCGGCCCTACGCTGAAGACGAGCGGCGCGGTGAACGATCGTGGGGCGGCAGGCGTCCGCATCATGATTGGCAAGGTGGGTACAGCCGAGTGGTCAAAGGCATCGTCGGCGGTCATCACGCTCTACGTCGGTCCGCCCTCCACGGCCACCTCGAGGCCCACGGCGACGGCCGGGACGATGGTCGCGCACAACATCTTCGCCACCATTCCCAGTTCGGCCTACGTCGCCATGAGCAACAACGGGTTTGGCTGGTACGCCATCGCCGCGGAGTGTGACTGATGCTCATGCCCTGTAGCGCCTGCTGCGGCACGCCATGCACCTGCCCGACGTGCGACGCTTGCTGTTCCTGCGCTCCGTGGGACTGGGCATTTGACGCCCGGGAGCTATCGCCTAGCGAGTATTCCCTGGGTCTCTATGACGACCTGCTTGACCTACTGCCTGGCTGTATAAGCCGGCTATATGAATCACAAGAGGCGTGCGTTGATGCAAAGGTGGCGCAGGCTTTAATCAACTTTCCTGGCTGGACTGAGCAGCAAATTCGCGATTTGTTTCAGGCGTCTTGGGAGGCTAACGAATGCCGGGATGACATCTTTTTTAATGGCTCCACATGGTTCGGCTGGAGCGTGCCGTACATCAACGGCGTGATAGCCACGGCGGCAGTGCTGGAAGAGCAGTGTCCAGACGGCGCGCCGCCGGCACCGGATTGGTGCTTGCCTGGCGCCACTCGCTACTGGTACGTGCAGGAGTTTTCCGGCTCGTCGGGGGCCATCCCCGACATTCGCAAACTTGTCCTCGCCACTCCCGGCACCGGCGACTGGATCGTAGACGCCCTTCTAGAGCGTGGCACGCAGGACGACCTGCCGGCCGAGGGGTGGGTCGAGGCCGACGACTGCGCCTCTTGCGACGACCCGGCTGAGCTGGAGACAGACTGCGATCCAGCCGCGGACTACAAGGTGTTCTACGACAAGACCGTGTCAGTAGAAGACTCATTTACAGACCTTTGCAACTCGTCTACCGACGCGCTGGGCCTATGCCCCCCGCAGAACTGCAAACTCGTGACCATCACGGTCACGAAGACAAACCAGTGTTCGCCGAACTCGCCGGCGTCACCGGAAGTGACCACGTTCACCGTGGTGCTCGCCGTCTGCCCGTGCGGCACGCTTGTCTCCGTGGTTGTCTCCCCTACCAACGAGGACTCGGACCCGGTGGTCATCGACGGCTACGGGTACGCAAGCGAAGAGGACTGCATCGACGACCTGACCGAAAGCAACTGTCTGGGCGGTACGCCAAGCAGCCAGTGCATCGGGGATGCGTGGAAGCAGGTGAGGCACGCGATTGACGGCACGCGAGACTGCCTGGAGTCTGTGTGTACCAGGGCGTGTGATCCGCCGGAGTGCTGCTCGTGACTACACGTAGCATGGTCATCCCGTACTCGGGGCGCGTGGACTCGGCCACGCTCGCGGCGGCGATCGCCAAACTGCTGGGCGAAAGCCCCGGCAGCGGCTTGCTCCAACTTCGAGTAGTCGAGCATGCCCCGCCGCCGCCGGGAGAAGGCCCGGGCACAGAACTGAAAAAGCTCCTATCCCGAATCGGCATCACGCCGAAGGCCGGCTGTAAATGCCTGGCGCGTGCCGTGGAGATGGACATCCGCGGCTGCGAGTGGTGCGAGACCAACGTGCCCACGATCGTCGGCTGGCTCCGCGAGGAGGCCACCAGTAGGCGGCTGCCGTTCATTGACGCGGCGGGTACGGTGCTGGTCAGGCGAGCGATCAGCAACGCGAGGAGGCTGCATCGTGGCAAAGCGCACGGATGAGCGCGGGTGGACCGGCCTCGACGACGTGGACTACGAGGACGAGACAGAGGGTGCCAACCCGATGCCGGATGACGACGGCAACATAGTGTTACATCGCAAGGAGGCGGCAGATGAGCGGGGACGCGATAACCAGAAAAGCGGAGCGGCTCGCAAGACTCCATCCCGAAGCCCCCGCGCAAACGCTCGCAAGGCGACTCGTAAAGGAAAGTAACGGGGCGATCACGCTGCACCAGGCACGCATGCGGATGCAGCGGCAGTTCGGGCAACACGGCAAGAAGAACCGCAAGACGCAGAAGCCCACGGCACCGCGTCCCCCGCGAGAAGCCGGCGAGATCCTCGCCATGCCGAAGTCGATGGCTCAGCCGTGGACGCCGTACGTCGTGAAGGTCAGCGGCCCAATCGGCATCCTGTCCGACGTGCATGTGCCGTATCACTCTGAGGTCGCGGTCGCTGCCGCCGTCGGTCACCTGAAAGAGCAGGGCTTGTCTGGGCTGGTTTTGAACGGCGACATAGCGGACTTCTACGCGATCAGCCGCTACATGAAAGACCCGGCGAAGCGTGACTTCAAGGGCGAGTTGGAAGCCGTCCGCGGGTTCCTCGGCTGGCTGCGGCAGGAGTTTCCCGGCATCCCGATCGTCTACAAGGCCGGCAACCATGAGGAGCGGTGGCAGCACTGGCTCTGGCAGCACGCATCCGAGATCAGCGACGACCGACGCATGAGCCTGACGGCGTGGCTCGACCTAGCCAAACTCGACATCGAACTCGTCGAGGACCAGCGGCCGGTGATGCTGGGGAAGCTCCCCGTGCTGCACGGGCACGAACTGCCGAAGGGGATGGCGGCTCCGGTCAACGTCGCCCGCGGTGCGTGGATGCGGACGCTCTCGACGTGCCTGGTGGGACATTCCCACCGCACGAGCAACCACGCCGAGAGCGACATGTGGCACAAGGAAACGGCGTGCTGGAGCACGGGATGCCTGTGCGACCTGCGGCCCGACTACGCGGTCATCAACCGCTGGAACCACGGATTCGCCGTGGCGACCGTCCACAAGGGCGGGCAGTTCGACGTGCACAACTACCGGGTGATGGGTGACGGCACCGTGCGATCGGCTTGACTACGGGCATAGGCTGCGGACTCACCCCGAGGAACCAAGCATGACGACGACACTTGAAGAATCCAACGCCGCACTGCGGGCAGCCGTCCGCGAGCGGCTCGACGCCACGCCAGCCGATGACCACAAGGTGGCGCCGCGGGCGACAGAACCTAGGCACATTGTCGCAAGTACCGAGGAAACGCAACACGACGAGTCAGACGTGCCATACGTCGAGTACCTGATCGGGCGGCAGCGGGGCGACTCGGTCCTGAGCGAGAACTACGCCGAGTGGGAGCCGGGGTTCCGCCCCGTCACGCCGGCAGAGCAGACGCTGCGGGACGCGATCGCGACGATCCGAGACCGGCACGGCAAGTACGGGCCACCTACGGAGCATTTCGCTAGGACGGCGTCGCTGGTGAACGCGGCGTTCGGCACGACGTTCACGCCGGCCGACTGGGCTCTCGTCATGGTGCTCGACAAGATCGCCAGGCAGATGGGGCCAGCGGCGACCGACGACGCGGCAATCGATATCGCGGGGTACGCGGCCTGCCACCAGGAGTGCCGACGTGCCTGAGCCACTCACTGACGCCTACCTAGCCCAGTGCGAGCAGGACGCCCGCCGGTTCTCGGGTGCGTACACGGGGACCAGCGGCACGCTCGCGGCTCATGTCATGCGGCTGCTCAAGGACCGCGAAAGGCTGGCTGAGGAGTTGGCGGTAGAACGGGCGCGGAGGCAAGACGCATGATCGCTCTGTACGTCGTCTCGGCGTGGCTCGCCGCCGACGTTGCCACGGGCATCGTCCATTGGTGGGAGGACCGCTATGGCGACCCCGCGTGGCCGGTGCTGGGGCGGCACGTCGTCGCACCGAACATCCGGCACCACTCCGAGCCGCGGGCTTTTCTTGCTGGCGGCTACTGGCAACGCAACTGGACTACGATCCTGCCCGCGGCCGCCGTATCGCTCGTCGCCCTGGCGGCGGGGCAGCACTGGCTCGCCATGGTTGCTACGTTCTCCAGCCAGGCCAACGAGATACACGGCTGGGCACACCAGCGATGCTCACGCCCGATACGGGGGCTCCAGTTGATCGGACTGCTGTCGTCGCCAGACGGGCATGCGGTCCACCACCGATCGCCGTACAACACAGACTTCTGCGTTATGAGCGACTTGATGAATCCGGTGCTTTCGGCGGTCGGATTCTGGCGCCGGCTTGAGCAAGTCGCGGGCTTGGCCGGCGTGCATCCAAGAGCGGAGCGAGAGACTGCTTGACCGGGCGGCGGGTTGATGGCGACGACGTGTCCTCCTCCACGTTGCCGCCTCCCCGCTTGCTCGGGTCAATCCCAAGAATCGCCAGCCTTGTGCGGATGCTCCTCAAAGTCTCCGCACCAATCGGCCGTACAGACGACTGGCCACTCTGGTGCGTAGTGGTCGCTTTCGTCTCGGCGTGGGCCGAATCTCATCCTTAACGGCTGCGGCGCATACTTTCGGCACTCACCGTCTGTTCCGACTGTGATCTCCCGAAAAAACCTGCACCGCTCGCAAGTCTTTGATTGGTCGCCATCCAGGCCGTCATCGTAATCGTCATCGTGCATTTGCTGTCCTCCATTGCGTGGAGCCTAGCGGGTTCATGCAACGTCTTCACGCATGGAAGCGGATGGCACTCGGTGTCACCGAATGACATGCCTCACGCCGCCGGTCTTCCCCCGTCCTTCGGCGGGCCTTCAAGGTCCAGCGGCGGCAGGAAGTCCAGCCCCCGGTGCGTCTCCGTGATCCGCGGATCGAGGTAGTGGCCCCTCGTCATCGCCGGATCGGCGTGGCCGAGGTGTGCCGTGGCATCCCCCCCGGCAGCGGCGACGTAGGAGGCGGAACTCTTGCGGATCGCATGGAACGCCCTGGCGGGCACGCCTGCCGTCTGGCAGAGCAGCCGCATGCTGGCGTAGTGCGACAGCGGATGGCCCGTCCTGGGCCACACTAAGGCGTCAGGCGGGCCTCGCCGGGTCTCCAGCTCAGCAGCCAGGGCAGCGGTGATCGGGGCAACGAGGTCACGCTCGCGGCCCTTGCGGGTCTCGGCGAGGAATACAAGCCGTCCCTGCGACGTGTCCACCTCACGCCACCGCAGGTCGAGCAGGGCACCAATTCGCTCGCCTGTCTGCCATGCGGACTGGAGTAGCGTGCTCCACCACCAGGCGGAAGGCACGCCGGACATTGCCCCTCGGCGGGCTTTGGCGGCTCGGACGAGGCGGCTCATCTCGTCCAGCGTGTAGGCGGTCGGCGTCCTTTTGACCCGCTTCTGGCGTGGCAGGCCCGGCCACTCGCCGCCGTGCAACTTCTTCTTGCACGCCCATGTCCAGATCGCCAGCAACTGGCTGCGGTCCTTGGCCACGGTGTGCGGGCTGACGACTCGCCCCCGGCAGGGGTTCGTGGCTCGCCACCGCAGGAACCTCGAGACCTGCACGTCCTCCAGATCCGTGATCAGCGGCTCTCGGCCGAGGAACTCAGCCAGTTTGTCGATGGTGTGACCGTAGAGCGTCATCGACCGATCCGACAGATTCATGAGTAGGGCATACCGCTCGAGCAGTTCGCGCAGCGTCATCAGACACCTCCTTCCCCCATAGTGTACAGATGTTTAACGGAGCCCTCTCCGTTGAAACTTCCCCCGCCAGTCGATCCTACGGAGGGTCGGCTGGCCGGGGCAAGTTGGGTGGTCTGGAGGTGCGGATTGGTTGACTAACTACCGCTTGGGCGTAGTATTGGGGCAATGATCGCAATGGCACAGAAAATCGACGGCGGCGAATACCTCACCGTGGCGGAAGCCGTAGACGTGATGGGCTGCACCGAGGGCTGGATCCGCCATCTCCTCGGCGAAGGCAAGCTGCTTGGTGCTCGACGCTTTGGAAAGCGGGTCTGGCTCATCCCGGTGCAGGCCGCCAAGGCCGCCACTGCGGACCTCAGCACCCGGTCGGTCGGCAAGAAGCACCTCGCCAAGCGGCCGGCGTCCAGCCGGGCCAAGCCGAAGAAGGCCGCCGCTCGCCGGAAGTAGCGTTTTCCCCGGCGAAACCGCACCTAAAAAAATCTTTGCTCACCCCCTTGCAACCCAACTGACGATAGCCTAGAGTACGTCAGTCGGGCGCATGAGACCTGACGAGCCGCCAGCCGGGAGACGAACGATGAAGCACCTTCGGACGATCACCGACATGCAGCCTGGCGAGTGCCGCTGGGTCGGCCGGCAAGGCCTGCACGTCTACTGCCACGGCAGCGAGGTAGACGGCAAGTACCGCCCCGACGTGCGTGTCTACAAGCTCTGGACCATCGACAGCATCGGCAGCGTGTGGGACGCGGCCGGCTGGGCCACGGCGGCAGAAGTCGCCACCCTCGTCGCAAAGGAGACGGCAAATGACCAGTGACCTTCACGCACTCGCCACGCTCGGATGCCAGTTCGTGCAGCTGGCCAGCAACGGAAAGCGGCCCCTCGGCAACGCCTGGCACACGCTCGCCTCGAGCATCGCCGACGTGATCGACGGCTGGCTGTCCGCCGGCAGCAACCTCGGGCTCCTGCTGGGTACTGGCAACATCATCGACGTGGAGTATGACGATGAGGTCGGCCGGCTGGCACTGGCCAGGATGGGACTGCTGGACATCCGGACGCCGACCTGGGCCAGCGGTAGAGGCGAACACCGGCTGTTCCGGCTGGACGCTACGCTGCCGCCGATCGGCTGGAAGAAGGTTGGCGGGGCCGAGATCCGCATCGGCGGCAAGCCGGCCCAAAGCGTCCTGCCGCCCTCGATGCACCCAACAGGCTCGGCCTACCGCTGGCTGGTCAGCCCGTGCGACGTAGCACCGGCTGCGGTCACGCTTCGCATGCTCGGGCTGGAGGGCTGACCATGCACCGGATTTCAAACCTCATGCCCGCACTCGTCCTCGTCCGCATCGGCCAAGAGCTCGGCACCGATTCGCCGGCCGCCCGAGCCGTTCACGACTTCCTTGAGCTTCTGGCCAGCCTGGCCGGCATTTTCCCCCGTTGACACCCTGACGAACTGACGATAAACCATAGCCCAACTGACGATATCCAAACTGGACCTCTTGACCTTGAACTGTTCGTTCGTACACTAACCCGCCACACGAAGGAGACCCCCACCATGGACCCGCATCACAACGAGTACATCGCCGCCGTCGCTGGCATGCCCGAGCACACCGTCTCGGGCGGCACGACCCGCTACCGCGACGGACGCCTCGTCACGACCTACGCGGTCGGCGACCGCATCAAGTGGCGAGACAAGGGCCGCACGCTGGCCGGCGTCGTGGTCGAGGTGCTGACAGAGGACACCTACCACGTTCGGCGGCATGTGCCCGACCGGGGCAACGAGCACCACGCGGTAACGGCCGAGCAGATCGTGCCGTTCTAGGAGCATCCCATGCGACTCGCAATTCAGAAGCTGAGCTACTCGCGAAACCCGTGGCGTCTCGTGGACCTAGACGGCGAAGCCGACTACTCCGGGCCGCAGCAGGTGGCGGTCACTGTCCGCCTTGACCACCCAACGCTGGGGCCGACCGTGATTGACGAGGCGGTGAGCGGAGAAACGAAGAGCGAGTGCATTGAATCGGTTCTCACGGTCCTCGGGGCGCTGATCACGCTGAGGAAGAAAGAGATTGAATCAAACACAAGGACCGTCGGCCAGCGGAGCTAGCCGGCGGAAGGAGCCCGGTGGAACCGGGGTAGCACGGACGCAACGACACCCCGCCGAGCAGGACGCGGAGCGGGTTTTTCCAGAAAACCAACCCAGTTTTTCGCGAAAGGACATGACAGATGACCACGGAAATCAGCACGCAACGGGCCGGCGGCTTGGCCCTGCAATCGTTCGACGACGCCTTCCGGTTCGCCAAGATGGTGAGCCAGTCGGACTTCGCGCCAAAGGACTTCAAGGGCAAGGCTGAGTCCTGCCTTCTCGCCATCCAGCACGGCAGCGAAGTCGGGCTGTCGCCGATGCAGTCGCTCCAGTCGATCGCCGTGATCAACGGCAGGCCGACGATCTGGGGTGACGCGGCCCTGGCCCTGGTGCAGTCGAGTCCCCAGTGCCTCTACGTCCGCGAGTACACCGAGGGCGAAGGCGACAGCCTGACCGCCGTCTGCGAGGTCCAGCGTCGTGGCTACCCGCAGCCGACGGTCGCCCGGTTCAGCGTCGCCGACGCGAAGAAGGCGAGCCTGTGGGGCAAGTCGGGCCCGTGGACTCAGTACCCGGCCCGAATGCTGGCCCTGCGAGCACGGGGCTTCGCGTTGCGGAACGCATTCGCCGACGCCCTGCGTGGCCTTGTGACGGCCGAGGAGGCCCAGGACTACCAGACGCCGGCCGTGAGCGAGCCGACGCCCAGCGTGGTCAAGGTGACGGCAGCGGCAGCGGCCCCCGTCGTGCCCGAGGACGCCATGGGCAAGGCCCGCCTGGCGATTAGCAGGGCCACGACGTTCGACATGCTCGACGCGATCCGCACGCTGGTGGACAAGCGAGCCGCCGAGGGTGTCTTCGACGAGGCCGCCAAGCAGGCGCTGGTCGGGCTGATCCACCAGAAGGCCGAGAGGCTGATCGGCGAGGACAAGGGCCAGGAGTTCGCCCACGAGGCCGCTGAGCATGAGGTGACCGCATGATGCCACCGAAAGCCGTCATCGAGTACCTGCGGAGCGTTGGGCAGGACGCTATGGCCGACGCCGTCGCACGGCTGCAGGACGAGGCGATTCGGATGCACCGCGCCGCCGAGAAGAGCGTGCAGGACTACTACGAGTTGAAGGACAAGTACGAGCCGCGGGCGCCGACGCCGTCGTGCTGGAAAAGCAACTGGACAGGGGACTGAGACACCGGCCCACCATGGCCGCAGCGGCTGCATTCATCGGCCGCGTTGGTCGCCTTGCGGGAGTGGCGAGTAACCACCGCAGTCGCCGCCGACTCCACGGTGAGGCGACCGAGCCCGGCGTAACCGGGCAAATACACGAAAGGATGCGTGATGAACCACTACGGCATCG